TTGTTAAATCTGGTAAAAATATCGGCAAGAAAAATGAAACAAGTATCGTTGAGCAAGCTGATTTAAAATTAACTTATTTATATACAGCTCAATTTGAAGACGCTTATTTTAAAACAAAAGAAGAGTACGTAGAACCTAAAGGGCCTATGCTTGCTCATAAGTATAAAGACAAAAAACATACTGTTAAATGGGACAAAAACAAATATTTTGCCTCAAAAAAATTAAACGGCATCCGTTGTTTTATTCATGTGACAAATGGTAAAGTTACTCATTTTGAGTCCAGATCTTCTAAGAATTTTAAGTACTTTACACACTTAGCAGAACAGCTAGAAAAAGTACTAACTAAGGACACGACTTGTACTTTTGACGGGGAGCTTTTTAATCCTGAGATTCCTTTTGAAGTTATTAGTACATTGGTGAATTCAGATGATTACGTTGAAGACAGTGGTTATAAAACAGAAGATGTTCATTTCTATTGTTATGATTATATTGACAGTAAAAACACTGATGCAAATTTCTTTGATCGCTTTCACGACTATTTAGCTTTATATATTATTTTTCTTAATGCAACTTGTTTTCATGTTGTTGGTAATATTCAAGTTAAATCAGAGCAAGAAATGATTGATTTAGCTACTACATGGATTGCAGAAGGGCATGAAGGCCTTATGTTAAGAGATGGCGAAGCACCTTATGTATATTCAGAAAGAAGTATTGCATTATTAAAATATAAAGTAATGGAACAAGATGAGTTTCTTATTAAAGATATTTATCTTGCAGAAAATGATCCTACAAAAGTTCAGATTGTTTGTTATAATCATTTTAATCCTACTGACCCTCTTTACAATTCATTTGATATTGGAAGCTTGAAAGGTAATAAGGAAGCCAACATTAAAAATTATTTTAATAAAAAAGAAGAGTTAATTGATAAGATGTATTTAACTGTTGATTATCAAACTTTATCTAAATATAATGTACCTTTATTTCCAGTAGGTATTACTTTAAGAAAAGGTTATAGAGACAAAGATAATAACTTTGTAGCTGAGGTATAAAAATGAGACATTGCACAACTCAATTGTTATTTACAGAAAACGGCTTTAAATCCTTTGATGAATTTAATGAAGAATCTGACAAGCTCTACCTTGATAACGATTTTCGTACTGTGGATGTTTCATCTAACAGTTTATATGAATATGCACAAAAATTCATTACAGATGCTGGCGATTTTATTTATTATTATCGAGCTTATGTTGATGTTAGGTCTGAGCACGACTATTCAGAGGATTATTTAATAAAAGAATCTACCTTAGCTTCTAAGGTAGAAATTGGGGATTATTTATTACTACCAGTTGTATCTAAGTATTATACAACTACTAGTAAATCAGACTCTTTCCCAATTAAAAAATATTTAAATAATGGCTATGATTATTGTTGTTTACATAATAAAAATGAGAGCAAAGATCTTCTTGAGCTAATTAAGTCTAAAAAAGATTTACCCCCTTCAAAATATAAAAATTATACTTTAGAAGAATTATCTAAGCAGTTTCTTTTAACAAATACAATTAAATTAAAGCCTACTTTAAAAATAACTAACGCCTTACTTTATTTAGTTGCTAAATCTATTGATGGATCTTTTTATTTTAATGATAACGATGTGTTAGTACTTACTGATATAAAAGATCCAGCTTGTTTTGAATTATTAAGTAATTATTTTACAAGCTTAGGGTATATTAAAGATTATTCTAATAATATAACATTTGATTATATTAAAAAAGAAGTTCATATAACTTCAAAATTATTTAGGACTCTTTTTAAAAACACCTTTGATAATTATAATTTAATACAACAATTAACTGAATCTAAATTGGATACTTTAATTAATTATTTAAAAACTTTTAAAAGCTATATTATATTTGATAATAAAGAGCAACTTAATATGTTTAAACACGCTTGTTGGTGTTTTAATAAACATAAGTATGCTTACGAAGTTGATGATACGACTTCAACTTACATAGTAGATTTAAATAGCGAATCTTCTTATTTACGCTTTAATCATAATACTTTTTTAGTACGTATTAAAGATATTGTTCAACTTAAAGATAGACAGATGTTTGTCACATTTACAGAAAGAGATTATTAATTTTTATGATATTAACTCATAATACAGATAATACAATTACGTCAGGAAATTTTAATGACAAGTCTATGGGCGTTATTGCTGATGGGCGGATGTTTTCTTTACTATTAAAGAATTTATATAGTAATCCTGCTGCTGCTATTTGCAGAGAGCTTTGTACTAATGCGTTGGATGCGCATGTTCAAACTGGGAATACAAATCCTTATCATATGCAATTGCCAAGCCGTTTTGATTTGACTTTTAAACTAAGGGATTTTGGTCCTGGCTTAAATGCAGAAGAAATTGACTTGTACTTAAATACACTATTTTCTTCTTCAAAAACTCAGTCAAATCAATTAGTTGGGGGCTTCGGCCTGGGATCGAAAAGCGCCTTCTCTATTGTTGATTCTTTTAATATCGAATCATACAAAGATGGTATAAAGCATACAGCACTCTGGTATAAAAAAGAATGTGGAACTCCTGTTCTAATTATTACGGGAAGTGTACCTTCAGACGAGCCTTCTGGTTTGAAATTTATTGTTCCTTGTAAGATTGAGCATGTTGCTCAATTTCGAACTGCAGTTGTTTCTCAATTATTTAATTTCAGTATTAAACCTAAATTTTTTGCTGATATTGATGATTTAACTACCGAAGATACTAGCATTAAATTTCCAGAGTTAGTTGAAGAAAACTTTGGTGTAAAAATATATAATGTAAGTTCAGACACTCATCGTCTTCCTAGTTTTTGTTTTGTCTCTATGGGCGGAGTTGTTTACCGATTAACTACAATGCATGCTTCTCCAACAAGTGTATATGTATTTAATGAAACTCAACCTAGATTACAATTACTTGGTGATTTTAACGAATATATCTTAAAAAACAATAGTAGAGCTATAGTCTTTGAAATGCCAATTGGTTCTCTTACTATTCCTATGAGTAGAGAATTTATTGAGATTACTTCAGATAATTATACAAAATTAAACAATACTTTTAAGTCTTTACAATTAAAATTTATTGAAGAGCATTTTAAACCTTATTTTGAATTTTTAAAAAATAATGAAAATGATCCTCAAGTTGTTAAGTTATTTTTTAAAGAGTATCTGACTAATCAGAAAATTTTACAATCTGGTACCAGAATTAATTTAACAGATGCTTTAAAATTTCCTCAAACAATTTGGACTACTTTAACAGAGTTATATAGTAAAAATATAACAGGTATTTATAAAAACCAAGATATAGCGGATTATACTCATTACTTAAGATATCAATCTTCTATTGAAGATTTTAAAGTTCTGACAAAACAAACAAAGTTTATTCATAATATTTATAGTTGGTTGGATTGTTTTTCTACAAATAGTCTTCAAATAAAAACACTGCTACAGTCTTTTAAAAAATCTAATAAAAAATATAATGTAGCTTTCGGTAGTAGCAAAATACAATATAATACAAGAGTTAATCTTATTCTTCAGGATTCAAGTAAAGATACTTATTCAGCCCCTAGAGTAGAACATTTTTTTAATACTCTTCAAATTGATAATACTGGCAATAACACTTATATTATTAGTTGCGAAGATACTAAACTTTATAATTTAGTTAAAGAAATCCTGCAAGATGCTTTTGAATTATATTCTTTAGAAAACACTTGTTTTCTTTATGAATATTCTAGTATTCCTAAGTCACCTAAAAAGGTAAAACAAGTTGTTGCTGGGCAACCTTCAACACCAGTTTTTACTGATTTAAAAGGTATTCGTTATGGAACTAAAGATACATCGTTTGTTTCAACTCATGATTTGTACTCTGGACAGCACTTCTATCAGAAGTACGCTCAAACAATTAAGCCTATAAGTGGTGTTGATTTTAATAATGCTAACTATTTTAATAAAAAAGTTGTTGTATTAATTAATACAACTTACTGTGTGTGTTTAAGAGATATTTCTGAGCCTATTAAAAAACTTATTACTTTGACTGATTATGTATTTATATATCTGACTGATGATAAATATTATAAAGTATTAGATATATTTAAGAATGACTCTAGTATTGAATGTTTATTAACTATTAATGATGTTGAAATTGACTCTAATGGTTTTACATTCACTGATAAGCTTTTAGATTATTGTTTTAAAACATTGGATTACGATTATGAATCTAATTGGCATTATTCTCGTTATTTTACTACTTTAAAAAATAATTCTAAATTAACTAATGAAGTTTTTGGAAGCACTTACGGGTGGTCCGGTAGGGATGCTATTAGAAAAATAACATTAAATACTCTGGAACATATGTATTTAAATTATGATTTTTCAACCAAGCCTTTAATTCTAGAAGAGTATCTTGATGCTTATATTTTAAAAGATGTACCTGAATTCTTTAGAAATTATCGTGCACACTGGGGTACTGCAGATTGCAAACCTGCAAATAAGACATATGAAATTTATTATGAAGCAATAAGAGATTACACTCTAAAAAAATATAACCATGAACTTAAAAATCATGCAGATATTTTCACAGATTATATTGTAAATAAAGAATTATTTTTAAATAATTTTAAATTGTATATGGAAGATATAGATAAAAAATCTATGCTTTTTAAAAAAATATTAACCAAACTTAACGTAAAAACATGGGAATAAAAATATGACAAATAATTTTAATGATGATTATCTGGATGACTATACTTTTGATGAAGATGAAATCTCTTATCAGGTTTGTCTTGTAATTAATGCTAATGTTCTATTAGTCAGTGTACCTTCTTTAACAGAAACACTTTCATTCTATAGCACACACATTAACTTTCAAAAAGCTTCAGATATTTGTCTTAAGTATGTACAAACTTCTGTAATTCCACAGTCTGTTTTAGAAGAACTTCGTCAACTAAATTCAATTAAAACTACTTTTAATAAGAATTGGTCTAACGGCGACATGAAGATTGTTGGTAACTCTGTAACCTACAAAGGTGATAAAATTCCTGAAACTCTGGAACATTTTATTTTAACTGCATTTGAATCACAAGTTGCTTTTGATGACTTCATTAAACCTTGGATTATCTTTGCTCAAAAACTAAGTGAATGCCAGAGTATGGAAGTTTATTCAAACTTGCACAATTTTTTAAAACACAGTGATTTAACTGTTAATGATAATGGAAATGTAGTAGCTTATAAAGTTATCAACCCTGACTTTACTGATATTTACACTGGCAAAATTGACAATAGTGTAGGCGCTACTGTTACAGAAGATCGTCGTAAAGTTAGTAGTGACCCTAATAGTACTTGTTCATTTGGACTACACGCCTGTAGTCTTAATTATATTCGAGATAGTGGTTACGGCGGTAATAACAAAATTCTTGTTAAGATCGAAGTGGATCCTCGTGATATTGTTTGTGTTCCAAATGATTATCAAGGAACTAAGATTCGTTGTTGTCAATACAAAGTTACTGACTTGTTAGGTAACTGGGCTGATGTTAAAGACTTATATTAATAACTTTGTAGAGAGTGATCCTGAATTTACAGTTCAATACGGATCACTCTCTGTATTTGTTCAAAATGAAGTGTTTATAAAAGAGTCTTGTAAAGCTGCAATAAACAGAGATAATTGTGAAGATTTTTTATTAATATCTAAAAACCAATATTTAATTGGAGTAGCTGTTTATGAAAAATATTCTAATAGCTATTTAATGTATCCTTCTAAAAATGCTTGTGTTTTTTCAATTGTTAATTTAATTGAGATTACTTTACTATATTTAACAGGTATTAACACACAAGACTGTTTTAATTTTTTGACTTTAAATTCTATAGCTGATCAAAAGATTTATACTTATTTTAATGATCAGTCTAATACTACTACTAATTTAAATCTTGAGCATTTAAAACAAGATAAACTTGATAAAATTTTAAAAAGGTATGACCAACTCTTATGGATATAATTCCAATTTTATTTAATTCTTTGCACAAAAATAATAAACTTTTACTAATTAATTCTTCAGAGGTTTTGCTAGAGTTTTCTGTTAAGTATCCTTTTATTGGAAATATTTTAGTAATTGGCAGTAAATGCGAAGAAGAACCTTTTAATTTAAATCACAGTGTAACTTACTTAGCTGAAACAGTAGAAGAAGCGTATTTAGATGAAGCATTAAACAGTCCAGTTGATTGTATATATGCTGATTTAACAAGAGATCTTTTTCCTTTTAGCTTTTTAAATAAAACATTTGATTATTTAAATACTGCTATTGTTCTTAAAATTTTAAACGAAGATAAAGATACATTTCAATCTTTATTAAAATATAAACAAAATGTTGAGTTTAATATTGTACAAGATATTGCTTTAGATGAGACGTATTTAATTTATGTACCTTGACATATTCTCGAAATTTCAAGAAAAACTAAAGGCAGTTAGTCCTTTAACTGCCGAGCCTACGTTTAGTTTTTTAACACCAAGCTCTCAAAATTGTTTTAGTAAAAAAACTCATAAACAGATTGGTGTGTGTACTCGTCAAACTTGGTTTGATAAAAATAATTTTACTAAAACAAATATAATTGAAACAAATAACACTCATGTAGAAATGTCTAAATTTGCAGGAGAATTATGGGAAAACTGGGCTGTAGACCTTTTTAAACAAAGTGGTTTTTATGTTTCTAAGCAAGTATTAAGTACCTACCCTAAGCATTTTGTTAAAGGCTTTGTTGATGTATTAATTGAGAACCCTGTTGATAAGCAACTACAGTTAGTAGAAATAAAAACTTATGACGGAAGTAATTACTTTAATAATACTATTTATGGTACTAGTGAAGTTAGACCCACACCTAAAATTTCTCACTTACTCCAAGCTTTTAGGTATTTACTAATACATAAAAATAAGCTGGCTGCGGTTAACCTTATTTATATTGATAGATCTTGTTCAGCTTGGTTTAAAAATAAACAGTTTTATATTACTTTATTTGAGCATGAAGGTGACCTTTATCCAAAAATTGAAGTAATGTGGGGTGACAGTTTAACTACTTATATTAATCAAGATATATCTGAACAAGCTTTGTTAGCATCAGAAGAGTATTTAATATTAGCTTTAAAGAATAAAAAAGAGCCGCCTGCTGCTGACTATGTGTCAAGTTATACTGCTGAAGAAATAGAAGATCGTTTTCAAAGAGGGCTTATTTATAAAACTTCTTATAATAAATATAAAGCAAATAATAGTTATGTTATAGGCGATTTTGAATGTAATTATTGTCCTTATAATAAAGGTACTTGTCAGTTATATGATTAAGGCGGACTCTTATTTAAAATCACAACATACACTTAACTTTTTTAAATTAGCTTTAAAGTGCCCTATTTTAGTAAGTCCTACTAATGAGACTTCTTTATATACTAAAGAATCGTTAAGTGATTTAATTGTATTTGAAAAATACGAAACAATTTATCTTAATAGCGCTGAGAATTTTGCAGCATATATTATTTTAAATATATTTAAAAATTCTTTAGCTACTAATAAGTCTATTTTAGAATATGAGTCTTATTTTTATAAGACTATGTTAGGTTACTCACTAAAATATTTTAATGAAGATCATTTTAATGCTAAACTTGTAGCATCATACTGGAAACTGATTTTAGATATTCAAGTTAAAATTTTAAAAATTATGGAAGAACAAACTGTTAAATCAGTCGATTATTGTTCTTCCATTTATTTAAATTGTAAACATTTAAATAGTAATATAAAACCTTTTTCGTATCAAATAGAAAATTTGATAACTTTAACACATGTAGACGAATCAATCACAGTTGTTAATATACTACCTAAATCTAAAGATAACAGTAGTATAAATTTATACAACCTCGCTTTATTAAAATATTACGGAACTTCATTTAGAAACTCCTATGTGTTTTATATCAATCTTGAGAGTCCTTCTTATAGCTTTAAGAATTTTTCTCCAGCTTCCCAATTAAATATGTTAATTAAATACTATGACGCTCTAGTTGTTGATTTTAATACCCCTAATTTATTTAATTGCTCTTCTTGTTATTTTAGTGAATCTTGTAAAGATAAATTTAAAATAACACCTGTCGAACCCGACATTCAATTTAAAAAAAGAAAATTAATAGTTAAAAATGTGAGGTAAGTATGCAAGTACTATACACATATACTAATGGAACTACTCCTGTTTATATAACTGAAGGCGTTGGTGTTATTCGCTTACTGGTGTTATTTAAAGATCAAGGAGATGAGTTTGTTTATTATTGCGATGATTATTTGTCAAAAACTTTTATTAATAGGATAAAAAATCCTTTAGCAAAAGATAAGTTTAATGTGAATAATTTTGAAATGATTTCTTCAGATGAGCAGTTTAACACTTATGTTAAATTTATAGATAACCTGTATAATTACGCGGGTCTTCATAAAGGAGAACAAATTCAAGGAAACGATATTAACACAAAAATATGGTTACCTAATGGCTCTTAATATTGTTGATGACAGGGGCAGCAAAGATCAAAGAATTATTTTTGATTATTTAAAGCAATTATATCCTGCACAAAATATATACTACGAGTTTCCAATACACGAATTAAATCAAAGGTTGGATATTTATATACCTTACTTAGGTTTAGCAATAGAGTATTCAGGCAGACAGCATTATGAATTTGTCGAGCATTTTCATAAAGATGATTTTGGGTTTAATTTAAGCAAATTTCAGGATAAGAAAAAAGCTGAATACTTAATTGAAAAAGGAATAAAACTTGTAGAAATTCCTTATAATAAAATGGTAGCTTCTAAAGAAGAATTAAAAGCTTTGATAGATTCAATCGAGTATCCTCTAGATGTTTATGAAATTTTAGAGGATACTAATCTGACTAAGAAGAATAAATTAAAAGAACAATCAAATAAAAGAAAAGAATATTTAAAAAAATTTAAGGAAAAAAATGATCACTCATCTAATTAAAAGAAACGGAAGAAAAGTTAAATTTCAACCTGAGCGATTAAATAAATTAGCTGATTGGGCTACAGATCATAACTGTGATTGGTCTATTATTGTATTAGAACGGAATTAAAAAACTGCCTGAGGAGTGTACTGTTGATCAGTTAATGAAAGCTTTAATTATGGCTTGTTTAGACAGAGAGACTCCCGAGTATTTACAAGTAGCAGGCAAGCTTTATATGGCTGACTTGTACAAGAGAGTTTTTAAATCTGATACACCCTTTACTTTAAAAGATCACATTAAAAAAATGCAAGATCTTGATTACTACCGTACGTGGGATTACACTGAAGAAGAAATAAATATTATTGATTCTTATCTTGATCATAAGTCTGATTTTAATACTAGCTATACTTCTATTAAACAGTTTGAAACTAAGTATTTTGTTAAAGACGTATCTCTCGGTCAAACATACGAAACTCCTCAGTTTCTTTATGCACGTATTGCAATGACTATTCTTGAAAAAGAAGAAAATCGTTTAGAGAAAATTAAAGAGTATCTTGCTCTTTTAAGATCTAAAAAACTTTCTTTGCCTTCCCCTAATTGGGAATATATTGGTACAAAGAAAGGTATGGCTACTTCTTGTTGTTTATATACTTGTGAGGATACTTCTTCCAGTATTACTGCCTTAAATCTAATTACTGATATAATGAATACTCAAAGCGCAGGCTTAGGGTATAATATGCAAATTAGAACTAAAGGTGATGGTGCAAGAAACAATCGCTTAGAACATAACGGTAAATTACCTTATTTAACCGCACAACAAGCTCTTGCAAAAAGTAATAAACAAGGTAGTCGCGGCGGTGCTATTACACAATACTTTGTGTTTTTTGATCCTGAAGTAAAGGCTCTTATTAAAGCAAGAAATCCAACTACATTAGTTGATGAACGTGTTGATCAAATTGATCATGCTATTTTACATAATTCTTTATTAGCTGAGTTAACAGCTAAAGGGGAGGATCTCTGCCTATTTAGTATTAAAGATGTACCTGATCTTTATAAAGCTTTTTATAATAAAGATCCTATTGTATTTAGAACTTTATATGCTAAATATTCTAAAACTTCTTTTGTTAAATCTAAAGTTAAAGCTAGAGAAGTTAGTTTACTTTTTAACAGCGAAGCATACGAAACAGGTCGCTTATATGATATTAACATAGAAGAAGCTAATCGTCATACACCTTCCCAAGAACCTATACATAGTTCAAATTTGTGTGTAGCCCCTGAGACAACTTTATTGACAACTAATGGTCATCAAGTTATTTCAGAGCTTGAAGGACAAGCAGTAACAATTTGGAATGGATTTGAATGGTCTGATACTGTTGTGGTTAAAACAGGAACTAATCAAAAACTTTTAACTGTTAAAACTAATAACGGTTATAGTTTAGATTGCACTCCCTATCATAAGTTTTATATTTTTGACGGCTACGGTAAAGACTATAAAGAAGTCAGAGCTCATGAATTGAAAGTAGGGGATAAACTAGCTAAATTTGATTTGCCTATTATTGAAGGATCACTTACTTTAGATAGTGCATATATTAATGGTTTTTATTCCGGAGACGGGTGTGCGGTAGGTTCAAAACAACGCGTCTATTTGTATGATAAAAAGATTAAACTTAAATCTTTTATAGACCCTACTAATAAATTACAATGGGTAGACCAGTCGCAAACATTTAACCGCATTTACACTCATTTTGAAAATTTAAAGACAAAATATTTTGTACCTATTTTTAATTATTCAATAAAGAGCAGACTTGATTGGCTTGCTGGATATTTAGATGCTGATGGATGTGTTCAAAATAATGGTAATAATCAGTCAATTGTTGCTGCATCAATTGAATTAGAATTTTTAAAAGAAATTCAATTAATGCTTCAAACTTTAGGTATTAATACTAAAATTATTTTAGCTGCAGATGAAGGGTATAAAAATCTTCCCGCAAATGACGGGACTGGGGAGCTTGCCTCTTTTTGGTGTAAAACAAGCTACAGACTTTTATTAACTAGCAATGATGTTTATCAACTATTGCAGTTGGGTTTAAAACTAAACAGATTGGAAGTTTCCGAAAGACTTCCTCAACGCGATGCTAAACAGTTTATAAAAATTGAATCAGTAACAGATACTGGCCGTGTAGATGATACTTACTGCGTCAATGAGCCTTTACGTCACATGGCTGTTTTTAATGGTATTCTTACCGGACAGTGTACTGAAATCCTAGAAGCTACTGCTGCTTTTCATTCTGTTAGAGAATTATTTCAAAGATATTCTTCTGAATATACTTATGTTGATACTCTTGAACAAAGAGATCAAATTGTTCTTAAGGAGTTTAATACTCCTGTTAAGTTATTAAACTCTAATGCTATTAAACTACCTCGCCATTTAACTGAGGGAGATGTTTTTGAATTTGAAGATAAAGTGTTTACTGTACAAAATATTACTCGTAAAAATGAAATTGCTTTATGTAATATCGCTGCAATTAACTTAAACGGTGATTTTACTGACGAACAATATTTTAAAACAGCTTATTACGCACTTCTTACTATTTTGTGGGTAATTGATAATAGTGAATATCCTTTTGAAAACTTAGAATATACTTCTAAGGCCCGTCGAAATGCTGCCGTTGGTTTGACAGGTTTAGCTTATGAATTAGCTAGAAATAATTTATATTATTCTTCTGTTGGTGGCAAAAAACACATGCATTTTATTGCAGAACGTCATTTCTATATGCTTTGTAAAGCTGGTATTCAACTTGCTAAAGAGAAAGGTGTTCCTGTATGGTTTGACCGTTCTAATTATTCTAAAGGTTGGTTACCTATAGACACTTATAATAAGAATGTTGACACTATTGCAGATTTTACATACGAGTACGATTGGGAAGAACTTCGTAAAGAATTGTTGGAATATGGTTTAGCATTTAGTTTCTTAGTTGCACACATGCCATGTGAAAGTAGTTCTCAAGTTCTTGAAAATACTAACGGACTATATCCTTGTCGAGATTTAGTTGTTATTAAGGGCGATGGTGCTCATAAAAATATCTTTATTGTACCTGAATATCATAAGTTAAAAGATCAGTATGAAATTGCTTGGGAAGTTGGTTATAATCATATGATTGATTGTTACGCTATTTTTCAAAAATGGGCTGATCAAGGTATTAGTGCTGATTTTTACGAAGACTTTACTAGTCCTTGGCAAGAACCTTTAACTGATAAACTAGTACTTACTCGCTATTTACGTAAAGTTAAAATGGGCGTTAAAGGCACTTATTATACAAATTCAAAAACAAGAAAAACAAATGAATCCTCTACTCAAGAAGTAGGTTGTGGTTCAGGTGGTTGTAGTTTATAAATGACTAATACAATTTTTAATAGAGAAAATACTGATTGGCAAACTGGTCGTTCAGATTTATTTTTAGGGCAAAATCTTGGTTTACATGACAGTGTAAACCAACCTCATCCTAAGTTATTTGAACTTTATAAACATCAAAGGTCTATTGATTGGGATGAGACAGAAATTAGTTTGCAACAAAGCAAACTAGATATGTTAAAAGCTCCAAAAGATCTTGTTGATCTAATGATTGATAATTTAGCTTATCAATGGGAAATTGACTCAGTAGCTTCCAGATCTTTTGCAGTACTGTTAGCTCCGTTTATTACAAATTCTGAATTTTGGGCAGCATCTTTAAAAAATCAAGAAATTGAAATTGTACATGCTTTAACTTATTCTGAAATTAATAGGATTTGTATACCAGATCCTAATCAGATTTTTAAAACTATGGCATCAAATCAATTTATAAAAGATCGCTCTGTTCTTGCATATAAGTATTTAGAAGAGCTTGCTATTGCAGGCGCTAAATACAAATTAGGTATTATGCAAAATGATCAAGAACTTTTTGATATTGTAATCATGGGGTATATAACAATTTATCTTATTGAGCGTTTGCAATTTATGTCTTCTTTTTCTTCTACTTTTATTACAGCAGAGAATGGCTATTTTAGAGCCATTTGCTTATTAGTTCAGAAAATAGCAATTGACGAAGCCGACTGTCATGCCTCTGTTGGTGAATATGTACTTCGATATCTATTTAAAAATGATCTTCGTGCTATAGAAACCATGAATAGAAAAGAAAAAGAAATTGCTAATCTTTTAAAAGAATTTTTACAAATAGAATACACTTTTAATAAAAAGATTTTCAAAGGTCGCAAAATTCTTGGATTAAACGTTGATTTAAATAATGCTTGGGCTGAATACAACCACTGGTTTGCTTCGGATACTTTAGGCATGAGTAGTGGTGTTAGACCAAACACACCTTTAATTTATATGGATAATTGGTTAAATATTGATAAAGTTCAAAATGCTAATCAAGAGTCTGATAACAATAATTATAAGAGAATTTATTTAACTAATTCTCTTGATGATAACGAGCCTTTAGATTTTTAAAGGCTCCTACAAATTAAATGAAATAAAATTAAGACATAAAATAAGATATACACTATGAGTAATATTGTTATACGAAGAGAGCAATGTCCTAAATGTGCAGCTAAAGGTTTAGACAATAGCTGCAACAATTTAGCTGTTTATGAGGATGGCCGGAAAATACTGCTTTTCTTGTAATAAAGCAGTAGCACTTTCAGATACATATAAAAGACAAAATGGTCTAGTCGAATACGAGATAATAAATGAGCGGTCACTTTTCAAAAGAAGTTTGGGAACAACTTAAAACTAATACTACTACAAAAACCAAGGATTATCGTGGATTAACTGAAGAGACCGTACGTGTTTACGGCGTACGTCAGGAATTTAATAGCGAAGGTCAAGTAGAAAACCAATACTACCCTATTACTAAAAATAGGAATCATGTTGCTGTTAAAAAACGTATTGTTTTGCCTGAAAAAGATTTTAGATCTATTGGTCCTGTAGATGCAACTTGTGATTTATTTGGTAGAGCTATTTTTGAAACATCTCCTGCTAAATCTATTATTATTGCGTCTGGTGAGTTAGACGCTCTATCTATCTTTCAAATGATGGAAGATCAAAATAAATTAAAAGATAGTAAATATGAAAGTACTCCTGTTGTTTCTGCTATTATGGGTGAAAGCAGTTCTTTAAGACAATATCAAGCTAATTATGATTTTTTAAATAGATTTGAAAAAATCTATATTTGTCCTGATCAAGATTCTAGAGGTATTGAAGCTTTACATAAAATTGCTAAAGTGTTACCTCGAGATAAATTATTTGTTATTGAGTTACCTTTAAAAGATGCTAATGAAATGTTAGTAAAAGGTAAACAAAAAGAATTTATTGGCCGTTTCTTTAAAGCTTCCCATTATAGTCCTGCAGGTATTCTAGGCTCTGATGTTATTACGGATCGTATTTTAGAACGTGCTAAAATTTCAAAAGTGGCTTTTCCTCCTTTTCTTTCAGGTTTAAATGAAATGCTTGCTGGAGGTTTAGAAGAAGGCACAATTGCAAATATTGTAGCAGGCAGCCGGACTTGGAAAAACAAGCTTAATAAACGAATTTGTTCTGAATCTTTTAGACGAGTCCGTACGTAAGCTTGGTATTTTAACTCTGGAAGCTGACGCAGGACAGTACGGGGAGGCTTTACTTTCTAGAAAACTAGGTAGAAAACTATCTTTGTTTGATAACCCTGTAGATAAAATTGAATATTTATCTAGTCCAGAAGTACAGCAAGCAGCCAAAGAATTATTTACGCGTTCAGATGGCACTCCTGCGTTTTACCTTATCGACGAACGCGGTGATTTTGATTCTATTGAAAAGAAAATTGAAGAGTTAATTATTTCTTGTGGTGTTGATGTTATCATTATTGACGTTTTAACAGATATTTTTGCGGGACAAGGTTTAGATTATCAACAGAAATTTATGCGTTGGCAGAAATCTACTGTTAAGGCTTATCCTAATTTAATTTTTATTAATATTATTCATAGTCGTAAAGCAGGTAGCGGGCAACAGACTGCGTCTAGTGGCGGTACCTTGAGTGAAGAGGATATGAGTGGATCAGCTTCTCAGTATCAATCAGGTGCTGTAAATATTATTTTACAACGTAATAAAGTTGCTGAAGATCCTATTGAACGCAATACTACTTATGTACATTTATCAAAAAATCGTTCTGCTGGTACTACAGGTTTAGCAGCTAGGTTGTACTATGATAATGAAACACATACGTATTACGATTTAGAATACTATAAGAAATTATTTCCTGAAAAATTTGCTACTTCTTATTGAGTTTACTATACCATGGCAATACGCCCAATAAAAAATGAAACAAGACTACAAGATCCAGCACCAATTAAAAGAGAGTTTTCTTTCAGTGCTGGTTATGAAGTTCTTTTTAATTTATCTATTACAGATGAATATACAACAATTATAAATTTAAAAGTTTTAGATTATTTAAAAACATATATTAATAATATCACTTGGGTACAAGTTCACGGACCAGATGTTGTTTTTTCTGTCGATGGGAATATTGATTATTCAATTGATTTTATTAATGAAGACCCTAATTTAACAAAGATTTTTAAAGTTACTTTTTTATTAAAAAATAATTCTATATATGAATTATCTATTCCTGTTTTTAAAGAAGTTACTTTAGCAGAAGGTTATCAGTGGGACGACAGTTCTTATGTTTTATTTGATGATAATTCTTTTATTGCCTTAGAGACTTAAATGGCAAAAAGCGATAAAATTAAAGATGTACCTGTACTTAGTAGTTTGAACGGTACAGAAAAAATACCTACGCGGAGGTAGGGGTAAATTTACTACTACTATAACCCAAATATCAGATTATATCAGTAATGCTTTGTTATCTTTAATTAATAATAAAGTTGATAAAATTCCAGGAAAGGGTTTGTCTACCGAAGATTTTACTACAACAGAAAAAATTAAATTAGCTAAATTTGATGTTAGAGATTTTAAGACTGATCTTAATACTTGGACTGAAGCTATCCAGTTAGCTATTGATACTGTTCATAGTGTTGGAGGTGGGTCTATCTTTATACCAGCAGGTACATATTTGTTGGAGCAGATTGAGATGAAGAGTTATGTATGTTTGATTGGTGAGGGGTCAGATAACACCATCCTAAAACAGATTATCGGGTCTAATAAAGATTTTGTTGTCGGTGAAGATATTGAATCGGTAACTCTCAAAACCTTAAGATTAGACGGTAACTATTTATCTGGTGATTGGCGTGACGGGAATACAACTATTCTAAACTCAGCTGGTGGTGGTATCAATTGGTCAGCTAATGCTTGGATTCTTGATGATGTTACGATTGTGAATGTGGCAGGTATTGGTTTATTGTCTCGACCTCGATCAATCCCTCAAACTCAAAATACACTACAGGTTACTAATATTAAAGGTATTGTAGGTATTTGTGGGAAAGAAGGTGTGATCATTCGAGGTGGATATGGAGCTGGGAATGGTGATTGGTTGATTGAACAATTGTTTGTTGGTTTGTGTGGGTTGTTACCTAAAGATCAAGCTTCAACTCAGATTGCCATGAGTGACTATTACCCTGGAGAACCTTGTGATGGCGTTGTGTTTCATCGTACGAATATTGAAGTTGGGTTGATCCACACATATGCTAATTGGAGTGGTTGTGGTTTTAGAACTAGAGATATTTGTCGTCTAACTAAAGGTGGTGTTGTTATTAGTGAATCTAACCGTTCTCAAGTAGTTATTGATGAGGGTGCTTATGGTAGTGCACGCTTTGATATTAGGTATTTGGGTACAGTACATCCAGATTGGACTGGTGTACTACCTGTATATACACAACCAATGCCTGAGTTTGATGGTGTGACAATTAATGCTAATAAGAGATTTCAGTGTGATATCACAGTTCGTCGTATTCAACAACCAAGTCCTCGTGTTGTTGGTGTTACTGCTGTGGTATTGAATAATTCTGCATCTATTAAAGTTACTTGTTCTAGCACTGTTGCTGGGTGGAGTGGTGATCCAGAGTACCAAGAATTCTTAAGTGGAGATGCGATTTTGTACACTGGTGATGGTGGTACGATTGATGCTGATGTGACTGAATGCAACGGACATGCACTTAACATTCAAGGGTCAACTGCTAATATCAATTTTTCTGTAACTGCTAATAAGAGTGGTGGTGCTGCTTTATACCGTAACTCTTTAGGTAATTCAAGATTTGGGAATATTATTACTGGTACTATTCATCGTTGTAAGTTGGGATTTGAGAGTGTTGGTACTCCAGCAATTGAACAGATTAACTTAAGCATGATTATGACTGGTAATGATGAGGTAGTATTTGTAGGGGATCCGCCATCCTTTATTCGTGACAGTCTGTGGAGAATTAATGCAGCTATTAGTGATGATGGACTTCAGACACTATCCACTCAAAAATCATTTACGCTTAATCTTGTACCTAATAGCACGATTGCTCAAACTGTGACAATACCACATGGTTATTTATATGAGCCAAACTCAAGACAAGTTATTTTCTCTTTAGAGGATAGAGCAACACCGACCACTGCTGAACTAGAATACCTATACTTAAATGATATTACAGAAACAGATCTTGTGTTCGCGTACAAATATAAAACAACTGATATGAGTCCAGCCGCTAATACACGAGTAAACGTATTTATTAGTCAATCTGGTGGTGGTGTGGGTAATAGTGTGTTAACTAATACAAATACTGGTGTTGATGACTCAGGTAACATAATTGATTATTTAAATATATTTAATCAGTCACTTATTTAATATGAGGATATATGGTAACAAATAATAATTTACCTGAAACTATTGCTAGTATTGGGAGCAATATTAAAGATATTAAAGGCAACATTAATACAACAATTCTAGATTTCTCAAATGGTGTACCTATTAATGATGGTACGCTACATACTCTTGGTGAGAAATACTCTAGTGCTTCTGAGGCTAAAGCTTATTATACAGGTGTTCCCATTGATGAAGCTGGAGTTAAGTTAGGCGGATGGCAGAATATATCTGTAGCTTGGTGTGCAGCTTGGGCTGCTTCGATATCTGATGCTACAACTGTATATGTCCCCCAAGGCAAGTATGTGTTCAATGCACCTCTAATATTAAGAAAGGAAGGTCAACGTTGGGTAAGTGATGGTGAGAGTAGACAAGTATTTAAAGTACATCATCTTAATACTCAATTTAACTTTATAGGGGATGCGGGTGTTTTTCGTACTGTACTAACAAGACGTAATTATAGAGGTTCTGTTAGTGATCCGCATGATAATCCATTAGTAGCTTGTGTTCAAATTGAGAATGCTGGTATTAACTTTATGATACCTGTTATTATTGATCATGATACTGTATGGGCTAGTACTCATCCTAATGATCTTATTGGTGCGGATCCTGTATGGGATATTGGCGTATTTGTTGGCAGCCGCGCTGAAGTTGATCTTAAGGATTTGGTTGTATTAGGACATTACCGTATGGCTAATGTATATGCCGATGTGACTCGTTCTTTATTGTTAAGTGAGTTAGCTGGTTGGGATGATGTCAGACATCCAGTATCCCCTCAATCGGGATGTGATGGTTTATGTTTAGACTATACATCATTAAGTGGCGGGCGTTGGCGTTATGTTGTATTAGGAGCTAAATTCAAAGCTGGTTATAGTTCTTATGGTACTGACTATATGAGATATCTAACTATTAGCTTTAGTGATAATCCAACTCAAGGAGATACATTAACATTAGGTGAACAAACTTTTATATTTGGTAATACTGCTGATTTTGGTGAGTACACTGTAGCTTTAGGATTAACATTAGAGGATACGTTAACTAACTTATTAACTGTTGTATTAGCTGCTTCTGAAGTACAAGATACATTAGAACCATTGTTTAATAGTGCGACATTCATACTTGATGGTAATGTGATTACGTGTGTTGATAATACTGAGAGTACTTCTAACTTTAGTTTATTTACCGCTAATAAATCTAGTAGTGTTATTAG